GCCGGAATCAGGCCCATGTTAGGACCGCTGAAATAATTCAGCGGCCCATCTAGTGCGAGAGAACTGCCATTTTGGCAGTACGCACTCCAAAGACTCCGAATTAATGAAAGGAGGTTTAATTCCAGTCAAAACCAACTAAAACCAGAGAGACGACTACTTAGTCTCTCCTCTGTTCTTGTCAGAACACCACGCCTAGAAAGGCGTGGCCCACCTGGCTTTTATGTCGACGTGCTCAGGACGTCCATAACGTTCGAGATGCTTCGCATCAAAGAAAGGGTCTGACCCTCGCTTGAGGAAGTACTTCAGTAAGGCCGCATACCCGCTAAGCGGGTCGGTGCGCGGTGTAGCCTTAACAACAAAGCCCTTAACTAAGGGACGATGTAAGTTGGGACACATCCGCTCAACCTCATATCCGAGGAATGAGTGCAGACCAAGTACTGGAGACGTATTTGCTACACAAGGATTTGGGAGTTTTCTCTCTTCCATCCAAGTGAGTAGATACTTAGCTCCGCACCATAATCCAGCTTTATAAAGCTGGTTATACAGTGAGAACAAAGATATCACGTTCTCAGTGTTATGCCGTGATTCAGGTAGCATCCGACGAGCGTATGTAGGTTTTACATCCGTCCCGTCATATGCATCCATCCCGCATGACTCTCGAAACTTCCCAGTTACGAAAGTCTTAGCGAGGTTTACTTTCAGACCAAAATCTGAAAGCTCACTTATCACGGTGGGCGCGTATTCTGTGGGAACGATTATATCGTCACCATAGATTCGCACACCTTTTAGAGCTCTTTTTAGGCTCCTTAAGGTGACTGGTGCTCCTTGACTACGAAGAATCGCCGAAAGAACAACGGTCAAAAAGACCATTGCTTCAATCGGGAAACAAGTAGCCGAACCCATAGACGCGAACTTGGCAAGGAGTTTAACTCCATGTCCAGGGACGTCTGCAGACGTACTACGACACGCCTGAATGGCCCCGGATAAATCCGGAACGCATTCAAGCATGCGGCGTACAAGCAGATTAGAAACCCTATCACTGGCTTCAGAGAGGTCGAGTGTTGATGAAACACCCGTCTTTGAAGAGGACAGAGCCAGCTGTTGATTAGGTACCTGATTAGTGAAGCCTAAGGCTCCACTGAGTACGGTACTCTTCTCTAAGCATGGAACAAGGATTTCGAGAAGACTTTGCTGTGCATATTGCATGCACAACGGTTCAATCGCGATAATCCGAGGGGTTTTTAACGTTTTAGGTACTGTGATGACCCTAGAAGGTCTCTCAGCATCGGGTTCTAAGAAGTCGATCTGCTCAAGTGACTCGGCTGCATTCCAACTTGGAATACAGAAGACATCACTCGGGAAGAACACATCGAGACGAGAGTGCCACTCTTTGATTGAGAACTTCCGATTTCCGGAAATTCTCTGAGCGGTTGCTCCCGGGCCATGGCGTGGAACGTGAGTTCCTCGCCGTACCACGGAGTTAACGGACTGGAGGGTAGAACCCCACAGAACGTCAGAAATGTCACCGAATCTCTCATAGAGAGAAGAGTGCAAATTCCTACTTCGTTCTCCGACTTCTTGATCACACTGGACGTAACCGTCATATGCTGCCTTAGTGCGCTTATCAGTGCACGGAAGGCTAAGTTTCTTATATAGCAAGCAAGCTTGCCGTATACTAAATATTGCATCATGATTAGGTTCCTCCAGAAGGATACCAGAACCAGGATCAAACACCTGACAGAGCAAACCTCTAAACAAACAGGGGAGCGCTCCTCTTTTCTTGAAACCAAGAAAAAGAGATGTGTCAACATGCTGAACTTCAAGGCTTCTTTCGAAGTCCTTAGAGAAGTTCGGGAGGGATATCGTCAAAAACGATAAACCCTCGTGTTCGACCCGAGCAGAGATTGTTTTAAAATCTCTGGTGGTGCTAGCGCGACACAAGGTGCTTACATCTGTAAGCACACACAAGAGTAACTGCATAAGGCTTTTCATTTGTGCTCTCCGTTATAGGTGAGTCGCAAAATCCCGGCCAAGTAGCAGCATCAGATCTCAGTGAAAAGCTACCCAAGTAACCGCCATCATGAAAATGATGGTAGCGACAAGGAGAGCTGTTCCGAGAATTAACATCCACGGAAAAATGTGTTGCATTTTCATGCGGCACACCAGGGCATCCTATTACTAGGATTCCCCTCCAACGATGTTGGTGACCTTCGCGTATGTCGTCGCTGCCAAGTAGGCAATTAGCCCATTGGCAATGTCCGCACATTGAGCGCGAGTGAAACCCGTGATCGGTTCATCGATGACCAGATAAGCACTCATAGAGTACTTGATATTCTGGGCGGAGATGAGTGGGTCGGCGGCGACTTTTGAATAGTCGACGCGACACACATGCCGATTTCTCTTTCCATACGAGTGCGAAATGGTGAGACCAAAAGTCCCATCAGACGTCTTGTAGGAAGAGGTGTTAACGCCACGTCCGACAGTTGGAAGCGATTGAGCTCCCAGAGTCGGAGGTGTGACTGTCTGAGGATCTGCCAACATTGGCACAGTTCTCCTGTAGTTTAAACACACAAAGTGGGTTTATTGTCAGCGAAATGCTGCAGGCTTACCTCGGGACAATCCCAAGGCAGCCACGATGGCCGCCTGCCGAATTGTAAAATTCAGCGGGTCAAGACCAAAGCCATAAGGAGTCGATTTAGTACGACCTGTATATTCGTTAATAACGATTTGGGTCGCACCTACTGGTCGGGAGTGCAAAACAGTCCCTTGCAGCGCGTACTGGTCCATGGTTTGTTTATAATCCGTGGCATACCCGTACACGATCGTCAAACTATCATTCTGGATCATATCCATGTTGGCAATATTATCGCCAACATTTGTGAACCAGTCTGTTAGCCAGGACCATGGTAAGAGACTCCATGCGGTGTGAGGACTTATGTCCGCACCGTATAGGATAGTCATTAACTGTCTATGCAACTTAGGGCTCATAGGCATTCTATGACGGTAGTCCAAGTAATACTTGAACGCACCAGAAAAGGATGTCCTATTTGACTCCCAAGTTGTAGTATACAGCTTACCATAAGAATCGATGAACTCTCCCTCCACAGCAGGGTAGCCAATGGCGAATCCCTGCGTGCTTTGGAAGGTAATCCTCGAATCTTTAGCGATAGTAACCTTTCTTCGGACCAACTTACCGTTATCACGGAGAAGTTGGCGGATATGTTTTTCCGAATCCACGGCAGCCTTGACGGTGCCGCGGAGATCCTTTAGAAAAGGCTTCCACCCGAACTCCCAATTGAGATATTGCGACCCTAGGTTCTTAAAGACCTTTAGGCCGTTTCTCAATTCGAGTATCTTGTGAGGAAGGCGAGGAATGTCTCTGAGTTCCCCTATAAACTGACCCAGTCCTAATTGAGTACGGACTGGGCTAGACCGTGCAATCCCGGTGACGCCATAGGCGTTCATCTGGTTGACGGTAGGGACATCAGATCGGTAGTCAGAGGGAAGATAGTTTTTATTCCCTATACCGCCCGGATATATCTTTAGATTTCGATATTGCCGGAACTTTCCACCATACTGCATAGCCAACGAGTCACCAAGATCACAAGGTTGTGATAAGATGATACGTTTTTGGTTAAGGTATGGTCCTCCAATATCACGTAACTCAGACCCCTTGCGGGGTGGCCAAGAATGGCCTTCTGAGTACGTGGTCTCACTGCCTTGAAACGACGCAAGATGCGTCGAAAACAGGGCACCGTCGTAATAGAGTGAAGAGGTATTAGCCCCTCCATCAATGCGACGAGATTTGCGGGTGTATGTCACTAGGTCTACTCCAAATGTAGATTACCTCTTGTGAGATAAAGTGTTGTGCTATTGCACAGGGAGCGGTGTTTACCGC